CCCTCTGGTACACAGCCATGCCCGCCGCCACACCCTACGGGGCGCCCGGCCTTGGCTCCCACTACCAGGGGCAGGACACCGTCCAGGCCGGAAAGGCAGTATGACCATGCAAGCATCACTCACAGGACAAGAAGCCATACGCGACATATCCGCCCTCGCATGGCAAACCGTCACGCAATCCAAGCCCGACACGTGGGAAGCCACCTACAGCGGAGACGCGATAGTCCTCGACGAGAAATATGGGTGCCACACAATCAGCGCCTACCTCAACACCGACGGCAACATAAACATCTTCGCTACCCACGCCGCGCACAGGTGGGAATTCGGAGTCCCGCCCAACCGCGCCGTCGCACGAGCGGCCGCCCTCATACATCAAGTCACCGCACGGGAGGACGCCGATGCTGACGTTCAATGAGGCCCGGCACCGGTATGAGCTAGACGGGAAACGCATCCCGTCAGTGACCACCGTCCTCGGCGTGATCAACAAGCCCGGCCTACCCTACTGGGCCGCGAAACTCGTCGCAGAAGAAGCCATAAACCACCACTCACATTGGGGGGCGCGCATCGCCTCCGGCGAGCACGTGGACAGCATCATCCGCGACCTCAAAAGCGCCCCCTGGAGGCAGCGCGACGACGCCGCAAACAGGGGCACACGCATCCACACAGTCCTCGAGGCCGCCGCCACTGGTGACCCCACAGCCTGCCCCACCGACCTTATGGGGATGGCCACCGCCGCGATCGATCTCCTCGATCGCCTCGACCTCCAGCCCATCCACACGGAGGCCCGCCTCTACAGTCGAGAGCACTGGTATGCGGGCACGGCCGATCTCATCGCCACCATCGATGGTGAGACGTGGCTACTGGACTGGAAATCCTCGCGCAGCCTGCACGACACCTACGTGGCGCAGGTAGACGCCTACGCCCACGCTGACACCATCCTCGTCGAGGGTGGGGACGAAAGGCCTATGCCGCAAATCGACCGGCTAGGCATAATCCACCTCACCGACGACAGCGCCACCCTCTACGACGCCGGCCCACCCGGCGGGCCAGGGTGGGCGACATTCTTAGGCGCAAACACCATCCACCAGAACATTAACGACCTGAGAGGAATACTCAAATGACAATCGAAACCCTAGAGCCCGGTGACACGATCGCCTACAAAACCAGCCATGGGTGGCGGGTACGCACCGTCCGTGACGACGAGAACATCGCACAAGGCAGGGACGTCATCCTCCTCGAAGCAGGCGACACCCCCACCAGCGCGGCCGTGATAATCGAGCACGGCGAGCTCCCCTACGACCCAGAGCTGCGCCGCCCCGGCATCACGATAGAAGACTGCCTCGCCGTCCAGATCGGAAACGACGACGGGACCCGCGGATACATGGTCGCCTCACCGGAGCCCCTTGCGCTTACCCCCCGGCAGGTCGCCGACATGGTGTGGCGAGAGGTGTCGGTCGTGGACACGAGCGCGATCCGCACCCTGAACGACTATGACGCTGATTTCCTACTCAACAACACATGGGGAGAATAATGACAGACATCACACCATACGAAGAGCCCGCCACCATCACACCGGCCGCCGGGGCAAGCAGCGACCTCCAAGCATGGGCACAAGCCATGGGAGACGCCATGACCCTCGCAAAAGGACTCGCCGGCACAGACTTCGTCCCCACCCACTTCCGGGGCAAGCCAGCCGACACAGCCGTAGCAATCATGAAAGGAGCCGCCCTAGGCCTCGACCCAGTAGCCGCCCTCGAAGCGATCTACGTCATCAGCGGCAAGCCCGCCCTCTACACCCGCAGCATGGTCGCCCTCACCCTCAGTGCAGGACACCAGATCTGGACAGAAGACGCTTCCAACAGCGCAGTCACCGTCTGCGGGCGACGCCGAGGAAGCGACCACGTAGAACGCTCCACCTGGGACACAACAAGGGCCAAGACCGCTGGCCTCGACAAGAACCAGCAGTACGCCCGCCACCCAGAAGCTATGCTCTACGCCCGCGCCGCCGGAGACATCTGCCGCCGCATCGCACCCGACGTCCTCGCAGGCCTCTCCTACAGCGTCGAAGAGCTCCAAGAGGACGACACCCCCACCATCGTCCAGCGCAAACCCAAGACCAGCCAGGAGACAACAAGTGAGTGACCTAGAAGCCAACGTCGTCAGCCCCAAAGCAGGCGAGATCCTCGCCGTCCGTATCACTGAGGACAACCTTAGAGAGCTCGCAAGCCGCTTCAGCCACACTCTCTTCACAAGAACCGAAGGAAAAACAGCCATCTTCTGGTGCGGAATATACGGATACCCAGGTGAGACCATCGTCTTCTCTCCCCCCGGCAACATCCTAGGAATCTATGATGACGAAGACCTCCAGAAGCTCTTCAACCTCACCGGAGGGAAGAGTCCCGTTCGCCGCCCATGGCCAACCGACGACCTCATCATCATCAACGACGGCGAAGACAAGGGGAGGGGCATCCGCATCGAGCCCGGCACCATCGCCCTCCGAGACAACGAAGGCGAGTACTACACGCGAGAATACGGCTGGCTCCTCCGGAGCATAGACAAAATCGACGACTGGACACCTATCGACCCGACCAGGGGGACACGGTGAAAGTCGCGCCAAGGCGCCTGCCATTCACAGCAACCCAGATCACAGCAGACAACATGGCCGAACTCGCCAAAAAACACGAGCGCGAGCTATACGCCACAGACGCCAACACCTTCATCGACTGGGACGAAGACACCATCCTCGGCGTCGGCGACTACATCGTCACCGACGCCGACGACAAGCTAGTAGGCGCACACGACGGCACAGAGCTACTCCAGAACTACACCATAGAGGAGGAATAATGACCGTAGACGACCTCATAGAAGCCCTCCAACGGGCCAAAACGCAACCAGGCGTCACCGGAGACACCACCGTCACCGTCAGCGAGGAGGGGTATGACGCTGGAGGGGTCACTATCACCGAATGGGTGGACGGCAGCCCACTCATCCACATCGAAGCACAGTAAGGAGCCACCTCATGCCCGGACTACCAGTCAAACCCAAGCCACGCACCTACCTCGCATGGCGCATCACCCCAGACAACATGCAAGAAGCCGCCAACTTCATCGGCGGCAACATCATCAACCAGGACGGAGACACAGCCCTCGAAGCCTGGCCCGGAGACCCCCTCCCCATCTTCGAAGGCGAATGGGTCGTAGCCAGCCCGGACGGAGTAGACGTCACCGCCTACAGCAACGACGAATTCCAGCGCACCTACACCACCGCATAAGGAGCCACCAATGACCAACATCAACCTCCGCATCGACGGCGTCGCCGGCAGAGACGCAGAAATCAAATACACACAGGCAGGCAAAGCGGTAGCCTCCGTCACCGTCGCCCACACCCCCCGCCGCCTCAACGAGCAGACACAACAGTGGGAAGACGCAGGCGAAACCACCTGGGTACGCCTCAACTTCTGGGACCGGCAAGCAGAAGCCGCCCTCCACATCAAGAAAGGCATGCGCGTCATCGCAGAAGGCACCCCAAAGGTGGACGCCTACACCGGGCAGGGAGGAGAAGCCCGCGCCAGCATCGACCTGCGCGTCTACTCCTGGGGGATCACCCCCAAACCCCAGAACAACCAGCAGCCCCAGGCCCCCCAGCAGGCAACACAGGCCCCGCAGGCCGCCACCGACCCCTGGGGAAACCCCACCACCGGGCCCGCCCCCTTCTAAAGGAGAGAACCCATGGACGACACGACCGAAACCACCGTCGGTGAGCTCCCAGACCGGGCGCTCGCCCTCATCCTCCACCACGGCTACCCGGTAGACCTCTGCACAGGCAGCGACGCACGCACCTACCACCCAGCCGACATGGCAGCACGCATCGTAGCCACCCTCCCCCCATGGCCCACAGATGAAGCCATCTGGATAGAGGCAGCCTACACAGACGGCCGCGTCTACCACGACGCATACGCCTTCCGTGACGACCGCGACCGCTACTACATACCATCCCAGGACGGTCAGTCCTCCGCCTACATCGGCGAGGACTTCACAGGAGACCTCATCCTCTCCTGGAAACCCGCCACCATCACCCACTAACCACCGGCCCCCACGCCCAAAATACGGGCGTGGGGGCCCGAAAGGACCAAAAGCATGAAACCAGGAACCTCCACCAGCCTCTTCCTCGCCGGCCTCGCCCTCCTCGGCGCAGGCGTCTGGCAGCTCGCCCACATCCCCGGCATCCTCATCCTCGCAGGACTCGCCGCCCTCATCATCTCTATCGCAGGCAGCAAACCACAGTGAACAGCTACTACCTCGCCAACATAGACGGCGCAAGACTCAAACTAGAACTAGCCGAACGACAAGCAGCCCGCGCCCGCCAAGAACTCCGCCGCGCCACCATACGCGCCCTCAACGACGGACACCCAGTCAACGAAATCGCCCAACACGCCAAAGTAACACGCCAAACAATCTGGGAATGGAACAAACCACAATGGCCCTCATCCTCATAACAGACGCACCCACCCAGCCACTCCTAAACGGCCAACCCGCCTGGGCCCACGAAGACGGCACCATCACCGGCATCACAGCAGCCGACGACATCATCACCACCCACTGCACAGAAACCGAATACACCGTCCTCCTCACCAGCGAGGCCATCGAAGCCGCCCATAACTACACGCGCCTCACAGAAGGCACAGAAAGCGACGACGAACTACCAGACACCACACTCACCCTCCTCGACCAACTCGCAGACCTCATCCTCGACAACCTCCTAGGCGGCGAACCCGCCACCCGCAGGGACGAGAAAACCCGCGAAACCACCCAAGTCCAAGCAATCCGCGACTACCGCCAACACCTCCCCAACCAATGAAACTAGCCCGCACACCAGACGGCCCCCACTGGGTGCTCCAATGCGCCCAGCCAGGATGCCACCACAGCATCACAAGCGGCCCCAAAGAAACCCGCCACCAACTCACCACACGCGCCCTCAACCACGGATGGGCAGTCACCGCATACACACTCTGCCCACTCCACAACAAAGGCGGCAAGAAATGACCAGAACCAGGCGCACAGCCAAACAAGCCGGCGCACGATTCGAACGCCTCATAGCCGACTACCTCCGCGACACACTAGACGACGACAACATCGACCGCCGCCCCAAAACCGGGGCAAAAGACCGCGGAGACATCGCCGGCGTCCACGACCACAAAGGCCGCCGCATCGTCATCGAATGCAAAGACTACGGCGGACAAATCCAGCCCGCACAATGGCTCACAGAAGCCCACAGAGAAGCCCGCCACGACAACGCCCACATCGCCATCGTCGCCGCCAAACGCCGAGGAACACAAGACCCAGGCTCACAATACGTCCTCATGACCCTCGAAGACCTCGCCAACCTACTCAACTAGGAGACACACCATGAAGCTCAACGACCAAATCAACCTCCTCTCCCCCTCATGGGAGCACACCATCAAAGCCGACTCCACTGTTGCCAAAAACCTCTTCGAGGACAGCAACATGCGCGACAACGCTATCGAAGCCGCCCGCCGGGCCCTCAGCGAAGAGCGCGGCTTCGACGTCAAAATTCCCGCCAGCATCTTTCAGGTAGGTCTCACCAACGTCGGAATCCTCGTCACCACCGGAGCCCCAACCTACAGTGAGCCAGCACGCGAAGCACTCATCGTCAACGACTCCCAGAAGCCCATCGGCATCTGGCTCATCGAAGGCCGCGCCCAGCCCGTGGACTCCCGCTTCACCGCCCGCTGGATCGGCGTAGACCTCCTCACCGGCCTCGAAGTCTTCACCAACACCCCCATCTGCTAACACAAAAAGCTTCCCCCCTCGACCAAACCATCAAAGTCGAGGGGGGAAGCTTCAACACCATCACACGCACACCCCAGGGGGCGTATGACGCATCATATCACAGGCCACGATCCTTCGGCAGACGAGACAACTGACACTCCGACGTCCTCGACTCCATATCACGCAGACGAGAAAACAACTCCCCATGCGTCAACTGAGACGACACAATCAGACCATCCAACTTCTCACCGAACTTCACATCCGCATCACGACGACTCCGCGACTCAGCCGCCAACGCATCCAAAACCAGGTCAACCCGGTCCTGAATCGCCGTCACATCATCACGCAAATTCGTCCCATGGTGATTCGTTGTCTGTTCAGAAGCCGTCTCCGCCGCCTCACGGATAGCCGCAAGCTCAGCATCCTGATACTCCCGCTCCCGCCGCGACCGCGACCGCCCAATCGCAACACCAGACGCGAGACCAGTCAACGCCACCACCAAAGCGGCAACCGCGTTAACCATCTCCGCATCCCACCACCACGGATGCACGACGACCGTCAGCCCTCCACGTCCCTAGCGGGAGCCTTGTACTCGCCACCAGTGTGCAGGAACGCCACCACGCCAGTCAGAAGACCAATCACAGCAGTCACCACGTCAGCCGCGTTCGCCAGCTGATCCGGGGTAACAATCCCGTACACAACACCAGCAGTCATCAGGGCAGACGCAATCCCATACAGGGCCTTACGCCGCTCCGGAGTCAGGAAACCACCCAGCGTAGTGCGATCCACAGTCGTAGCAAGATGCTTCTCAGCCATCACTTCACCTAACCTAGTCGTACGATTGACATGCCGCCCACCAGAACGGGCAGGCAGCGTCACTTCCCCTCCGCCGCGCGGAGAGCCTTCACCTCAGCGATAAGCGTATCGAGACGCTTGTTAGTCTCATCCTGCTTCGCCGCCACCCAGTTCATCCAGTCAACAAACGCACCAGCCGGGCGCACACCAACCTTGCCAGGCTGGAACACGGCCTCAATCCTCTCAACCGTGTTATGCGTCTCCTTCAGGTGGTTGTACAGTTCACCATCGAACTTAACCCCAGCCTTACCAGGGGTCACAGCGTCGGAGATATTACGGAGCAGGTCAATAGCCTCAGAGCTCATGAGCCAATCCTCACCATCCTGGCCGCCAGAGGGGCGACCATAGTCGTACCAAGATTTACAACGATCAGAGAACGGGACACCATAGGCGCCGTAAGCGCCATCTGACGACCCGGAATTGTAGCGAGACCCCACACGCCGAAGATCCTCATACGAGTCCCCCTCAGCATCGATCAGGCCCTTCAGGATGCGGCAGCCGACAACAGCCGACTCGTACGGCTCCCACCAACGCCGCTCGGGATCTTGCAGGAAATACCCCGGATAAGTGATCTGCAACGGGCCGACACCATTACTAGTCCACCCATCAGCAATCATCCGCAGGAAATCACGGAACTTCGTCTCCGTAACCTCACCGCCACCACTGTAGGCGCCCCCAGCGTCATGGCCGAAGATGTTCGCCCCACGCTCACCGGTCTCCATCCACAGGCAAGCCAGAGCGGCCCACCACGGGCACCCAGTATCGTCCGCGGCACGCAGAACCTCACGCTGAATGAACGACAGCTCATAGGCAGGCCCCGAAGACGACGAGCCGCCCGAACCGGACGCGCCCACATACCGCAGACACGTCGTCCACCCAGCAGACGCCGTCAACGGATGATCCAGGTACCTTATACTGCGGGACTCGCCACCAGTATCATCAGCAGCAGAACCATCACCACCGTCACTACCATAGATACTGCCAGCCGCATCAATCCACAACTCCGAGAGTAGAGGGTTATCGGGCTCATACGTCGTTGCCATAACGACATGGCCGTCCGCCATGATCACGTCACCGACACGGAAACCCCCATCCGGGACAGTCCCCGTCCACGAATCCCCAATATCCTGGAAGCCCCGCGCCTGCGCCTCCGCAGGCAGGCTCCCCGTCCACGTAGACCGCGGAAACAGGTCCACATCCACGCCCTCATGGTGGAACGCAATATTGTAGGCCCCAGACACGGCAGAGCTACAATCCGCCTCACCAGGCCCATGGAGCCACCCATCCCAGTCGGACGCGTCATAGGCAGACCACCGGTTCGGCTGACTATAGCCAACCCCCCCATAGTCGCCCGTCTCGCACCAGTACCGCATCTGCGCGGCCGCATACTCGGTGACACTCACGCGGAGTCACCCTCACCGCTAGCGCCCCCCTGGAGCGCAGCAAGCTTCTGGGCACATATCTCCAGGTTCGCGTAGGCAGTCACAAGCTCACGCTCAACCTCACCCATGCGCTTCTCGAACGCCGCAAGCATCCGCTGCAACGCGTCGATCTGCTTATCCTTTTCATCCTCACTCATGCCATCATCCTATCAGCTAGTAGGAACCGGAGGCTGATACAACCATCTGAGATCCATCGGGTTATGCGGGTCCCCTTCCTCGTTGTCCTGTGCACTGTTCCACACGTACGGGCCCTCAACAGGCGGATTCTCATACGTATCACCCATAGTCGCCCCCGACCGCCGCACCGCCTTCACAAGCCAGCACACGCGGCTCCCAGGCTCACCATGCACAGTAAACCGCCCCAGACGCACCTCAGACGCATACGGGGCGCCCGGCCCCTGGCACAACACAACCACAGGCAAGTCCGGGCGGTGCAGAGCATTGAAATACTCGGGAAGCTCAGCCACAGCTGTACCGTCAGGACCCACCTCAACACTGTCCCAGTACTCCACGCCAGGCCAAGGAGACTCCGTACACCAATGCTGCAGCGCCCTGTTCATAGGGTCCAGGGGGTGCGGAATCACGAACTTCTTATCGTCCGCATTGAGGGTACCGTGAACCCACATGCTCCCACTAGTCCGCACTTGAAACCCATAAGGATCTTTAGAAGCCACCCGAAGGCTATAGTCGTTCGCCCGCAAACGCGCCACCTGCCCACGATCCGACGTCGTATACATGGACACATCGCATTTCCAGTCCCAGCTCAGAGCGACAATCTCATCATTCCCCACGACACCAAACTGTCCAGCACGATACTTCGCACCACGAAAAGAAATATAATCGTCAGTGCACTCCAAGACCAGATTATTCTTGTAATAACCCTTCAGGCCCGTATTATCGATGCGCAGAGACGCCCCCGCAGGCGTCCAAATCGATATGAAACTACTGGCCAACTCCATGTTCGCCACAGACGTCGTCCACGACGGGGCGTAAAATCGAATCGACGGCTCCCCATTAGCCTTCTCCTGAATCGTAATAGTCCCAGGCACCCTATAGTCAGTCCCCGTTTTACGATTAAAAAGCAGGCCGACACCCATCTTGGTGCCATCCGGGTCAACATCACGGCCACCATTGACTTTTACGTCCTGGAAAAAGCAGTTCGACCAACTGTCGCTAATGCCCACCGACCCGTCAACGCGAACGTCCCCCTTGCGAGACACAGAGAACGTGTTCTTATTATCCTCATCCCACACATCCATACCCTGAGCATTGATCAGGATACGCGGCTTAGAACCCTGAGGCCCCGTCTGGAATGTAGCCCCGGTAATCACCATCCCATCAATAGCGCCAGCCCGCACCTCATCGGCGACCACCGTATGGGCCTCAATCATGTTCGCCTTGATCTTAGCGAACTCACCCTCCTCCGCGGTGATGACGCGAGTCCAAATCTTCTGGATGATCGCCTCATTGATGAACGCGGTACTCTTCACCGTCAGCTGGTCAGTACTGATGTTCAAGAACCGCTGAATGCCCTTAGCCGCATCCACAGCCGCCTTAACATCCTGAACCGCGGCGGAAGTATCCTCCTCCCACTCCCAGCCAAAGCGGCCGTGAACAAGAGTCGCATCCGGGGCACTGTAGTTAAGATTCGGCTTCGTGTCAGGCCCCGGATACTCCTGGGGGCCAGGCCACGGAAGATACTCAGTCCTTTTAACAGCCATCACGCAGCCCTAATAATGTAGTTCACCACCACATACGGGGGCAGATTATTATGCGGATTACCCCCACCCGTGGGCCCAGCAATCAGCTCATCCAGCTGGCCAGTATCACTACCAGACGGCACCTTCCAGCCACTACCGGAACCAACATTCGAGTTCCACACGGCAACGCCGGTTTTCCACGTTGCGCCCTTTGAAATAACCTTGTGCACGTGCGATGGCATCTCGCCCTCAGTCAGCGTATGCGTACGCTCACCACCACGAGCACCCACAGCCCCCAGCTGAGCATCCCCATTCTTCACGCCAATAGGCATCCGCCCAGACATGTCCGGGATGTTGAACGTCACCGACGACGGGGCACCATATGTCGTGCCGATAGCCTCAAACAGCTTCGGGTACACAGACCTCGCCAGCGATCGGCCGTCACACTTCAGCCAGCCGGTAGGAATATTATTCCCAGCGAACGGCAGCATCACGCCCGCCGGCATCGCAGACAAGGCCGCATCAGCCGTGTTGGCCGCCTGAACGATCCCGTTCTCGATAGTGTTCAGGTGCTTCGCCAGGATAGGGGTATCCCCATCCGGGTAATCTTTCCAGTCATCACGAGACTTCTTATAAGCCATTATGGTGTATTCTCCCAACGTCCAGCATCACGGTTATAAGTCAGTCTACCCCGCTTCTTACAGCGGAAAATCCTGCCATCCGGAGACACCCACAGTGTCCTACCCGGCACCCCCTCCCCGGGCGGCCCAACCCAATACGAAGGATCAGCAACATCATCCGACCGCCCCATCTGAGCGAACATCTTCAGAAGCTCATCCTTCGTCGCCTTAGACAGCGCATCACCCTTCTTCAAGGCGTCATTGACCTGCTCCCGGATAACCTCCGGGTCAACGCCGGCCTGAGACAGGCTAATCGGGGCCGCCCGGCCCCAGGCCGACTCGTTACCAGCCTGATCCACAGCCTTCAGCGCCACAGACAACGGCGTATTCAACGGCAGATCAGGGATAATGCACTGGCCGTCTTTCCTTGCCGGCAGGCTCCCTTTCTGCGTGAACACGGCAGGTGTAGGCGCCAGGCCGTAGATGCCCACGTTCAGGTAGGACACGTCAGACGGCATGCTGGCGCCCGCCTTCGTCTTACCATCCCACGTCACCGTCAGCACGCCCTGCCTCTGCCCCAGAGTAGGGGCAGACGGGTCCGGAGGCGGCTCCGTATCCGTCGGCATCTTCACATAGAAGTAATCCGACCAATCCGAGTAGACCCCATCCGAGGACTCCGCATACACATGGAACCGGTACTGCACACCCGCATCCAGGTTCGGGTAATCCATCGCATTACTGGCGGAGCTGATGTGCCACAGGCCCTGCCAGTACGAGCCGCCCTTAGGTAGGTGCACCTCATACTCCGCCTGCGCCACATAGCGGGCAATCGACAACTCAACGCCACGCACATCCGTCGTCACCGGCGCCCACGTCAGGCGAGCAGCAGACCAGTAGCCAACCCCATTCTCATTCGGCAGCACAACGCCAGCACCAACGCCGCCCTCAGGCTTCTTCGGCTTCCGCTTATCCGGCGGCTTAGTCGGGCGCACACCAGACCCAGACGTCGCCGCCAAACCAGCAATACCCTTAGTCTTCTTCGCCAGACGCGTCAAATAATCATCCAACAGAGACCCAAACGTCACATGCCCAGACACGCCGTTAGCGTTCATGGTCACGGACACCTGTTGGACGCGCATCCACTCACGCCCATCAGCCCTCTCAACCCACATCCAGTCGCCCTGCTCGTAATGCTTCCACGGCAGCAGCAAGGCGGTCGTCTGCACCCACTCCCGCTTCACGGACTGCTCAGGGTGCGCCCCAGACTTCAGAGTCCGCTGAGCCACGATCTTCGCGGTCTCTTCCTTCTCCACACCACCAGCCGAGACCGTCTTCTCCATGCGGCGCAGGTCAGCGGGCGCCTCACTGTTGTGGAAATGCCAGACCTTCGCCCCCTCACCGGTCACGAGGACGTCAGTGCACATGTCCTGCCACGTCTTCGTCTCACCGGCCGCCATAGCCCCAGGCAGGCGCCATATCAGGTTGTTCCGCGACCTCGACAGCACCGTGTTCGGGTTATAGATCGAGAGCTCCCGGCCCTCCCAACGGTAATCCAGGATGCCGAGGTCCCACATGGACTTAACGACCTGCCACAGGTCAATCGACGGGTCGTAGGCGATCGTCATGATGCTCGCCCATTTAGCGCCCGCCGCATCCACCGCGTCCGTGCCACGCAGATCCATGACCTGCCCCCAGCCGCGCGCCTTCGCAGCATTCCACACAGACGACACAATCGCACCCGGCGTGACAGACAGGAAATTCCATTTCCCGTCCTTGTCCGCCCCACCCTTAGGCGCCTGCCACACAAGAGCATGCTGACAGTACTCACTGATGTGCACGCACTCGATCCGGCGAACATCAGAGCCGTCATCCACAAGGTCACGCTCGATCTTCACCGTGATAAACCTGGCGTCACTGGCCTCATACCATGTCTCGCCGTTATCGGGGGTCCACTCCACCGCGAGCTCAACCTCGCCGTCCAGCCACTCAGCGTGCACGCCGGTAGACGGGTACGACGCCGTCAACGTGGGCATCTCCCCCACCGGCACCGTCACCGTCATCTCCATGACATCCTTCAGGACGCCAAGGCGCGGCCCCATCGGCCGGTAGGCGGCCAGCTGCATGCCCCAGTCGCTGTAGTCCGTCATCAGTAGTGCCTCCGGAACTTCACCCGGGCGTTCGCGTTCACGCCCTCAGTCCTCACCCGGAAATTACCCAAAGCGTCCGGAGTGAACGACCAACCCCCAGGCGGCACACTCAAATCCGCGCCAACATCCGGCCCCGTAGCAGCCCACCACGTAGAACCCAGGTGCACCGTATAGTCATAGCAGTTGATCACCATATGGTACGTATCCTGCGGAATCACACCATTCCACGACAAGGAGAGCCCAGACGCCACGTCAGTGATCTTCATGATCCGGGAAGGCGTCTCAATATCAATCAGCGCATCATTGATAGGCAGAGCTGAACCCACCATGAGCCCAAGATTCTTCAGATCAGCCTCAGACTCATACTCATCACGCCAAAAACCCTCCACACCCTCGAACACAAGCGTCGTCTCGATCATGTTCTCGAAGTAGTGGAAAGTCGGCTCCACACTCGACGACAGGCGCACCAAGGCCTCTTTAGCGGTCCCGCCGGGTGGACGGTACTGCATCTTCAACAGTCGCCCCAGCTGGCGCACAGACCTGATCAGAGCCCACCAATTCCGGTCCAAGCCGCCACGCCCCTGCCCAGAATCCTGGACAACCATCTTCACCGTCACCTGGAACGGCTCCACAGCAACCGGCGCCAGAGGCATCACACCAGACCTGAGAGGCACCACGGTACTAATATTCCGGGGCGACCCAAGAGTAGGCAGAAGCGTCTCAGACGTCACGAACCAGCGGCCCGCCGGATCATCCAACGGCACACCGTTCAGGTAGTACTCAGAAGCCATCGCCCCTCCTATAGGCCCTCACCACAGCCACCACAGCCAACAAGGCGCCAACCACGATCAGTGCTCCCACAAGGCTGGCGATCAGGCGAACACCGGCTGCGCATAGGTGCGCCGGAACCGGATCTTCGGGTTCGCCGTATCCTTGTAGCCCTTAGAGACCAGGTTGAACTTGCCCTCCGCGTTCGGGATAAGACGGAACCCGCGCGGGTCAACAAACAGGCCATTATCCATGTCAACGCCGGTCTCAGCGAACCAGTCAGTGCCGCGCTTCATCCGCATATGCGTCGGGTCAAGCAGGATATGGTCCCCGGTGCTGCCGTTAGGGATAATGCCTCGCACCCAAGACCCGGTCACCGCGCAGGAGATCTCAACCCAGTCCCTGGGGAACGGCACACTGAAGGACACGTCCTTAGCGGGGAAGTGAGACCCAGTGAACCCGGGAAGCCAACGGAACTCAGTCTCATTCAGGACAGTATCCTCCCAAACACCGATAGCCTCCCAGGTCACACCAACCTGGACAACACCATCACCGTTCTTAATCGGGTCAGACACGGACAGCACCTTGAACAAGCAACGCGTAGCGGGCTTGTTAGACTCTTTCGCAGGCCGGACCTCCAGCCAGGCCGCGTACGGCAGCGACTCCAGCCACCGCCGGAAAGCCCAAATATCCCTGATCGTGTACGCCTGCCACAAGGTAGCCGCCTGGCCACCCACCGTGTTCATGCCCTGAGACCAGAAAGTCCCCGGAGTAGCCGCAGCAGAAACCAGCGTCCCAGTAGGCGGAGTATAGATCTCCTCCCGCACCCACCAGCGCGCATCCAGGTCGTCCGCTTTGACACCGTTCACCCAGTAGTTCGATGGCATTATCGTTCACACCTTTCACAGACTCGCGGCAAGGCGGATACCGGAAGCCACCTTATCGCGCACAGAAGAATCTGGCTCCTGCACAGGATTATACTGGTTGATCGTCACAGACGGGGCAGCCCTACGCACAAAATCCCCACCATCGGGGGCCTCGTTATCCACCGCCATCGAAGGCAGGCGCCCAGTCAAGCCACGCAGAGACCGCTTCACAGACGGCGTCTCCTGCTCAATACCAGACACAAACCCCCGGATGATCATGCGACCAGTCGGCTTCAACAGCTTACGGTCAACCGGGGCCGGACCCTTCCACCTGGGGATCATTCTCGTGATACCGCCCAGGATGCTCCGCAGCCGCCCAATCGCCCGCTGCACACCACTGATCAAACCACTGATGATGCTCTGGCCAGCACTGATAAGCCAATTGCCAGCACCAGCAAAGAGACTACGAATACTGTTTGGGATGTTCCGGAAGAACCCTACGACCGAAGCCGCCGCCGACCGGGTGGTATTGACGGCGCCGTTCCACATGTTGTAGAACCACGTCGTCACAAACTGGGCTATCAAGCTCACGATAGTGCTGATAGACGTATACATTACCGTGAAGAAGCCCAGGATCATGTGCACCGCCCCTGAGACAACCCCAGAGATAATCGTCCAGACGCCAGAGAAGGCCTGCTTCACGCCCTCCCACACCTGGGACCAGTCGCCCTTCATGAACCCAAGGAATATGTTCAGAAGACCCATGATAATATCCAGGGCCCCACTCACTGTGCTGGAGAGAATCTGCCATACACCAATAAAGATTTCCTTGACGCCGAACCACATGAGCTCCCAAAGAGGCTGGAACCACTGAATGAACGCGTCCAGCGACTGCATGAGCGGCATGCCATAGGTGGTCCACGCCTCGCTGAACAGCTGCCAGACCTGTTGGATCTTCGGCCACCACTCGTTGACGAAGTAGTCCTTGACAACCTGGAACGCCGCGGTAACCTCAGTCCATGCCGCGGTGACGGTCGTCCGGAACGTCTCACTGTTCTGCCACAGCAGCACGAAAATCGCTATCAGGGCAGCGATCGCCGCCACGACAAGGCCGATGGGGGACAGCAGGAACGAGATCGCCGACCCGATCCCCTGGATCGCGGTCACTAGGCCAGTAATCGTGGAAACGATCGGCCCGAGCACCTGCATGCCCACGAACGCGGCCACCAGCAGGTTCACAAGCTGGGGAGACTCCGCAAGCTTGTTGATCATCGGAATCAAGAATTGGTCAACGAACTTCGCAACATACGGGGCGACCTTCTCGATCGCACCCGCAAGACTCGTCCCCATCGCCGTCACAAGCGGCCCCAGAGCATCCAGCAGGCGCACCAGGATCGGCCCCAGGTGCTCGAAAGCGGCCCCCAGGACCTTACCGACGGTCTCAGCGACACGACCACCCAGGGTGAGGATCGACGCCAGCACATGGCTAACCTGCGGGGCACGGTCCGTGAGCGACTGTAAGCCATTCTGAAGGCCTTGGAAGAACAGCTTAGCGCCATGGCCCAGGGCCGCGTTCCCGAGGACCGCAGTGAGCCCCTGGAACGCGATACCAGCAGCCGTAGCAGCCTCCGGCAACGCCACCTTCAAGTTCGTGGCAATACCCAGAATCTGGGGGCCCGTATTCTTCGCTTTCGCCATGAAATTATCCATGGAGTCAGCAGCTGCACCGAAGATCGACTTCAGAATATTCTGCCCGGTCACACCCTTCAGGGCCTTATCGATCGCGTCGATATTCTTCTCAACCCGGGCGAGCGTGTACCCGCCAGCCTCCGCAGCCTTGAAAATACTGCCGATGATGGAGGCGAGGTCCTTCATGATGCCCCACGACCGCTTCGCCGCGTACGCACCACGCAGAATCGCCTTATCAATACTCCCGTCCCCGGCGGCCTTCTCAGCCCACGCAGCAAACTTCTCACCCAGCTGGGTGAACCAATCACCCAACTGGGGTAGATAGCGGGACCCGACCTCACCAATCGTGAGGATCCCCTGAGTGAACCCAGCGAAACCACCGGTCGCACGCCTAGCGCCCTCAGTCGTATTCTGCAAGGACCGCTCAAGCTTCGGCAGATGCTGACGGGTGACCTCCGCCATGCCGGCGATCCAGCCGCCCTGCACCTCAGCGAGATCACCCAGCTCACGGTGCAGCATAGGGAGAGCCTCAGACGCCAGCGCACGCACACTACCGGCAGCACGATCCCAGAACCGGTCGCCGATCGTCTCCTTCAGGTGCCCGAAATCCTCTACCACATCCTCGATATGATCCTTGGCCGTAGACAAGGCAGTAAACAGGACACCAGCCGACGTAGCCATCCCAAGGAAGATGCCCGGCAGAGCCAGGCCAGCGGGGGCGATAGAAGCGAGGCCTTTCGCGAGAGCGAGCACGTTGCCGGCGGCACCGACCATGGCGGCACCCATAGCGGCGGCAGCGGCGGCCGTGGTACCCATCGTGAGGGCGGTCTTATCGAGGTTCTTGATGACGTCCTTCAAAGACCGGCCCCAGTCCGTCAGGGCCCTACCACCAGACAGGCGACCAATATACTCCTCGACCTTCGCGAAGGCCGCATGATCAACGACTGCCTGGATATTCACCTTACGAGGGCGAGTCAGCCACGCAAGCTTCGCAGACGCCTTCCCCGTATCCGCATCCGCATTGACGGTGACCTTCTTGTCGTCAGCAAGCTTCCTGATCTTCCGCTTCGTCTGCTCATAGGAGCTCTTATCCACGTCGGTCTTAACGCCGATGCGCTCCTCAAAACGTTTTTGCAGCGCCTTGTGAATTTTATCCAGTGAGGCCTTATCGACAACCGGGTCAATCGCCTGAGTGACGGCGGTCATGTCCTTGAGTTGTCGGCGGATGCGAGTCATCCCCGGCTCATCCAGGCGCGGCACGATCTTCGTACTCGTATCCTGGCGCCGAATCTGCTCTTTCACCCGCCGCATAGACAGCTGGTCCAGGGTAGGAGACACCTTAGTAGACTCGCCGGCGCGCATGATCGAACGCCGAACCACCTGAATGGCACCCTCGTCTACCTTGGGGGAGACCTTCACTTGGCCGACAGACTTCTGCGCCCGCTTCTGCGCCTCGTGCAGCGACTTGTCGTCGGCCTTCACCTTCACGGTGGCGGTCGCATTCAGCCGCTTCAGCTGCTCCCGGACTCTCCTCGTAGACTCCGGGTCAAGCCTCACTTGAAGCTTCGCTGTCGCCTTCAGGTGACCGAGACGCTGTTGGATCTGCTTGACGTCTTCCTTGTCAAGCTCCAAGCCGACGGGGATTTCAAGGTCGAGCTCGTGGCGTATCTTGCGGAGCTTCTGCTTCAGTTCCTTCGCGAATCCGGTAAGGTCTGGGGCGACCTTGACGCCAAGTTTACCGACTATACCCTTAGGCATACGCCACACCGCCCATTCTTAACATCACCCTATAGACCCAAGCATAGCAGCCATGCCCATCTCATCAGACGACGAAACCGCCTCTTTACTCCCGGGAGGCTCGGGGCGAGCCGCATACTCAGCGTGGCGCAGGCGGGCCTGCTGCTGAGCAGTCGCCTTCATCGTCAACGTGCCAATATCCGCTAAATCCGCGCGCTGGCGCTCAGCATGACTCCACCCAAGCCATTCCTCGCCACCAAGCAAGGTGCGGGCACGCCACATAGACCCGGGCTCATACGGCAGCCTGGCGACAAGAGCTTCTATCAGAGAAATCCGGAGCTGACAGCCCCTCGCATCTACACCATAAAGGGCGTAGAGATCGCCGTCAGCATCCGGATTATCGTCAAGAAATTTCTTCAGCTCTCGTCGCCGAGCAATTCCCCCACCCAGGCACCAACCAGCTCAATCACAGCAGTCAACCCATGGGTGCGGTAGAACTCAATGTACGCCTTCTCGTCCGTGAGGAAGCCGTCCTCCAGAAGCGCTACGACGTTGGTGAGCTCACTCATGCTCAGGTTGTCAACGTCTTCCATGTTGATCGCATCGAAGAGGCGCATCGCCTGAGACGGCTTCAGGTCACGGGGGTGAAGCAGCACCTCATGGCCGGGCACGTCCTCGAGCGCCACGTCCTGAGGCTCCGCTGTCTTCTTCTCGTCTTCTGCCATTGTTCTGTGCTCCATTTATCTGGTGCGCCCCCAATTGTGGTGTGATGCCTGGCGTGGGCGGCGGGAGCACACCACAAAGGCACCACCCACGCCAGGAGACTAGAAAGGTCAGGCCACCGTCAGCTTCGTAGCCGAATCGGCCTTGCCCTTACCGTTGACAACACTGATCGTCTGCTGTCCAGCAGACACGGTCGGGACCTTCACCGTCAGGACAGTCGCGGAACGCTTCGTGAACGACGCCGCCGTAGTACCAACGAGAACGCGACGCACACCATCGAAGTTCGTGCCCGTCACAGTCACAGTGTCGCCGACCTTCGCGCTGGCAGGCTCGAACTTAGTGATCGTCGGAGCCGCGGTAGCCTTACCGGTGACCTCGCGGGCCCGCAGGTAGTGGACACTCGTCTTACCAGACGGAGGAGTCAGGAGAACACCTTTCATCTTGACCTCAGTGAAGTTCTCCTTGTCCAGGGTAGGCATGTCACCGGACAGGTTCACCTTACGCAGGAGAATACCGGAGACAAGCTGACCCTCCACGATCACAATCAGGATCGCACGGTCCGTAGAACCAGACAGGACCAGATCGTAGCCGTCCGTCTCCTCCACGTAGGTAGAGCCAGGGAAAGCCGTCTGGATCGTGTCATCACTGAAGGACACAGAGTTGATAGTGACGTTCGTGGTCTTCGACGCACGCGTCGAGCGAGCATTCTTACGGTCCCACGTGTCCTTAGTAGACGCGTCACCGCCGTCAGTCTCGAACTCGATCAGGTTCTCGCTGGAGGTGTCGCCAATCCACTTCCAGCCCTGAGCCTCCAGAGTCGTGCCGTCCCCGAACTCGTAAGCCCACAGGTCAGGGGCGGCGGTGTCAACGTCACCAACGTAGACGTGGCCCATGCCCGCAATCTGGATTTCCTTATCAGCATTCGCAGTGTTTGCCATGCTCATCCTTCCTTTTGAATCTTGGAGCGGGCCACGATAATGCCGCTCACCCTGAACTCGGCATAGTCCGCAGTGTTGGACTGCAGGCCACCGAGAGTAGGCCCAGAAAGCTCCAGGTTGGCTATCCACCCGCCCGCGACCGGTTTACCGTCCCGCCACAGGCGGTTCAGGCCAGCCATGAGAGCAGTAGCCATCTCCTCGGCCTTGTCCATGCTCTCGTCGGTCACATACCATGTGACGCGCATCTTCAGGCCAGCGAACATGGGGCCGTTCTCCAGGGTGGACGTGGAGATGACCTGACAGACCAGGATTGGCCCCATATGGTTATCGACGTCAGCCCTGGTCTCTACCTCTGCCTCTGACAGGACGAGAGCCCCACCACCGTGCACAACCTGCCTAGTGGCGTCCACAATGAACGTCTGGGGCAGGAGTGGGGGGTGCTCTTCATAGATGGCCATCAGAAACCACCGTGCCTAGCGACCACGGACCGGAACGCGTTAATGCCCCGCACCCACTTGCGTCCCGCACGGCCCGCACGCCCCTGGAAGTGCCCGAATTCCGTGTGCCACGAGTAGGACACCGAATTGACCTCAACGTGGTAGTCCGTGCGCCCCTTGAACACGCGCACAGAAGAGGCAAGCTTGCCCGTACGCACGTGCTTCGCCAACTGGGCGGCCACCTCAGCCGCAACACGGGCCGCGGCAGCCTTGAACTCAGGCTGCTTAGAAGCCTCCTCAGCGATCAGCTTACGCACAGCCTTATTATCGTAGACGACGATATCGCCGGGCATGGCTACTTGACCTCCCCGCGCATCAGGTCCACGCGCACGGTGAAGTGCGCGACCATGGGTGAGGCCCCGAAGTAGCCCGGGTCGCCAGTCTGCTGGTACGTGTAGTCCAGGGACGCGGCAGGCCCATCTAGAATCTTCACGGTCGAATGGGCGCCTCCGGGCCACCTGCCAGCGCCCATGATGACTAGCGTGGTCTCGTCCACAAGGCTCTTCTCAGGGTTCCGCTTCTCGGTAGCGCTCTGCGCGCTGCCGGATGCCGGCTCGACCAGGACGCCGGAGACGACATGCTTCCCTGTGGGCGCATACTTACGGCCCGTACGGCCTTCCACGGCACGATAGGTGGTGACCTCGACCCGGTGGGGCCCATTCTCCAGGATACGGCCTCTACGCGGCTTATACGCCTTCACCAGTACCCCCACGGGCTAACCCCACACAAGTCATTCGGAGGCGGGTCAGGCGGGCTATGAGGAGCCACAGAAGCCGACCAAGAGCCACCATTGTCGCCCCGCCGGTTCGCAAGATAGCCGTCACCAGAGAACTGCAGAGCCGACCAACCCCCGGGGTGATCACGGAGCATAGCCCACTCAGCCGGACGGAGCTCCAAGAGACCAGAAGCGATCGCCGCATTCACCGAATACGTGTATGTGCCCTCGGTCTCATACTTCATCACCCCGCCGGCGGGGGCGCGCAGGACACGGCACACGGCCTCGGCCTCGACACGCTTCAGGACCGTCTCATACGGCTTGCGCGCCTTAGCCTTGTCCAGCGCATCAGGGATGGCGAGGAGGATAGTCGCCTCGACATACTCAAGCATGCCCTCCACGTAGGGGGCCTCGTCGGCGGCGTCGATACTCCTCATGAGAGCCTGTTCAACGTCCGCCACGCTTGCGACTGTCACACTATCCTCCTCACCATCACCTCAGGGACCGCGCCATAGGCCGTGTCAGGCCTTCTTCTTGAAGACAGCGAAGGCCTTCGGGTCGCGGATAGCCCAACCGAAGGTAGCCTCAGCGAGGAACGCGATCATGTTGGTGCGGAACAGCTCCAGGCCGAACGCGTACTCGTTGGCCTGACGCATCTCGATGTCAGCGACGTTACCGATGACCAGATTGTCCTTGAAAGAACCAGCGACCATGATGGCGCTGGTCTCCTCGACCTTGGCCTTCTCGTAGCCGCCCACGGCGTTGCTGAAGTGGATCGGAAGGCCGAGGAACTGGCCGACCGGGTCAGCGAGGTTGGTGGAGGCCTGGTAGAGCGGGCGACCCTGAGTGTCGGTCACACCGAGGATCTTGGTGCGGACGTTCTTGCGGGCGAGGAACGCGTCAACGGTGAAGTCGTCGTTAGCGCCCTCAACAGCGTCAACACCCTTCAGGACAGCGTCAAGGAGACCGGAGCCCTTAACGGCGGCATAGTCAACGTCAACCAGATTGGCGTTAGCGCTGATGATCGGAGTCTGCCCGGCGAGGACGGTGCCGGTGAGGGCGTCCTTGCCGTGGAGGATAGCGTTGTCCATGGCGCGGGCGATGGACTCAGACAGCTTCTTCTGCAGGCTCAGGTAGGCCATGACGGGGCTACGGCGGACGACCTCCTCAGAGAGGACAACACCGGCCGCGACCTTGATGGGCTTGATGGTCTTCGTGGTGAACGAGACCTCGACGGCGGGCTTGTCGCCGCCCTCAGCGACGACGCCGGCGGTCGGCTGGCCGACCGGGACGGGGAGGGCCGCGCCGGAGAGGGGGATCGGAGTGGTCTGGGCGATCGACTGCATCACGGAGCCCTTGTAGGCCTGGGTCCAGATGTTCTCGATGACCTCGGGAGGGAAGACTCCCTTGTTCTCGCCCGCGAGGAGCTTGTCTAGTGTGTGCTTAGCGGCCGGATCAGCCATATGCTTCGTCCCTTCACGTTAGAGGAGGCCGAAGAACCCGGCGGCCTGCTCTTGTAGGTTGTTCTTCTCAATCGTATCAGATCCCATAACCGGGTCCCGGGGTACTGATACGGGCTTTTTATCGACGGCGCCTTTCAGGGAGGACAGGAGCTCAAGCTTCTTCTCCCACGTCTCCTGGTCGCCGTCGAGGAAGACGCCGTACTCGTCCGTGAGGCCGGCATCTGCCAGTGCTTTATCGCGGGCCTGGGCGATCTTCGCCGCTTCGGCTTCCTGGGCGGCTTTGTCGCGTTCGGCCCGCATTTCCTCTAGAGCTTTTTCGAGAGCTGCCAGGCGGTCCGTATCGGATTGCGGGCCGCTATCAGGGGTCTCGGACGGCGCCTTATCGGCTGCGGGAGTAGGCTCCGGGTCAGCTTCCTGCGGAGCCTGCTCTTCCGTCTTCTCCATGGATGCAGCTGCTTCAGCATCGTCTCCCCCTACGAGGATGGACTCGTTCTCCGGCGCCTCAGTGTTCGCCTCGGTTGTGTCAGCCATGTTCGCGCTCCTTTCTGGCTGCCGATTTCTCGTCTGAGCGTTTGCCACGGAGTGCCCGGTCCATTGCAGACCTAGCCTCCGCACCATGTAGGTCCTTATCGGTTACCACGCTCTTATAGGTCTTAGCATACCGGGCTGCGTCCGCCTTACCCGGCCACGCACGAGACGTAAACACAGGCACCACAGTGCACCGGTCCCCGTAATGGAAAGCGAAACCGGCGGTACCCTGGCTCTTGTACACGGGGCCGCGGGCTGCGAGCATCGCACAGAAACCACACGGGCCACTCTTGCCGGGGTGCACGACGCGAGCCCACGCGAACACTCTCGCGATGCGGCGGCTCCCCTTGTCAAGCTTGTGCCCGGAAGGGGGGTCTTCGACTGCGATCGGGGCGTGCTTCTGGATGGCCGCCTTCATGGCTGGCTCTTTATCGACCTCGCCAATCGCCTTATCGATCCTGTCGGCGATCTGGTCGAACTCGTCGTCTAGCATGCGCCTACGCCTGGCCCGGCGCTGCTCTGGAGTCTCCCAATCCTCGTCGTCTAGGGAGCCTGCCTGCTTCTTGGGCTTACGGCCTTTCATCGCCCGGTACGGGTGCTCGGCCTTCTCGGTCTTGCGGGCCTGTTCGCGCTCTTGGCGGGCGGCCTCCTGTTTAGCGGCTCTGATGGCCTGTTTGCGGATGTCCTCGGGGAAGTCCTGGAGCTGCTTCTCCACGTTCTCAGCGTGCTCCACAGCCCCATCAGGGTCCGGGGGAGCAGAGCGGGCAGCAAGGGCCACCGTCTGCCTCGCAGAGCCCTCCACGTGGTGCACAAGAGCCCTCTCGAGCTGCTTAGCGCCAGCCTTAGACAGGCCTCCGGGTGTCTCCCTGATGGCCCGTCTGACGGCCTCGGGCCTGTACGGTGGCGGTGCTGGCACCCAGGCCTCATCGAACCCACGCCTACGCGCCTGGCCCCTCATGAACAAGGATGCGGCCGCCCACGCCTGATTGCGGGCCTCGTTGGTGACATCGTAGATAGTGTCCACGTAGCCGGCCGGCTCAACCGGCGTGGCCGGTAGTGTTGACGTCACCAGGGCGAGCCGCCGCCGGTATCGGCGGACGATCAGGTCCATGAGGAACCGGAAGAAGCGCTCCGTCACCGCCGCCTCTTCTCACCCTCACCGGCATCCTGCTTGTTGTCGGCGTCCTCGTCGGTCTCGTCTGCGGGCTCTTCCGGCTCGGGCATGTCAGCGATGCCGGCGCCGGCCATGGCGTCTACTTCCTGGGAGCGGGCATCCTCGCGGGCGCGCTGCTGCGGAGTCAGATACATGAAATCTCGCGTCGTCTGATCAGACAGGACACCCTGAGACTGAGCCTGCAGGGCCGCGGACATCATGCCAGACGCAGACGGCGAAGCGGCGTCACGCCATTGCACTTCAAGGCTTGTCGGGGACTCGAGGTCTTTGCCGGACATGGCGCAGATCGTGCGGGCTACCTGCTCAAGCGTGTCAGCGAACATGCGCTGCTTGTTCTCGGCCCTAGCGATCAGCCTGTCCTTGGCGACGCGCAGAGCCTCCGCCGACGTCGGGTTGGAGTCAGTAGATACGCCCATCATTGACGGCGGGATACCAGTCATAGCACTGACCTGCAGGGCATAGCTCTTGTAGACAGTCTGAATCGGAGTCAGGTCAGCCCCGGTCAGCTGTTTCAGGTCTGATCCGGCAGGGGCGGCGAAGAGGTTGCCGATGTAGGACTGCATGAGGTCGGGCTGCGAGTCCAGGATGTCGGCAGAAGCGTCACCGATGAGCATGCGCAGAGGCCATGCGGAGACTTCTTGGGCGACCTGGAGGTTTGTGAGCGTCCTGGAGGCGGCATCGATAATGGGTGCCAGCTCGGCGATGTCGCTGCGCCCGTATTTGTCTTTCAGGCGCGCCCGGTTGAACATTGGGATGATCGAAGGCCCCCACGTGTCAAGGCGGCCCCGGCCGACAAGCCACTGACTGGCCTGGTCGGACTTCGCATAGAACGTGACGCCGTCGGGCGTGTAGTAGGTGGCGCCCACGGTCTCGGAGTCGAGCCGGTAGACGGCGATCCCCTCAACCGTGTTGCCCCGCCAGTCTTGGCGTACGCGGGCGTGCTGTGCGTCTAGGACGCGCACGTATGGGTACTCTGACTCGTCGTCGGGCGGGGAGAGGACCCAGTATGCGGCGCCAACGCTGATAGCCTCACTGGCGGCAAGGTTGAACTGGGAGTCCATGTCGTTGTGCTGCCAGACCTCTTCGATCCAGTCAACGCACTCCTGGTCCGTCTCCTCGCTGGTGATGAAGCCGGCGGGGATGAGTACCTCTGTGAGGATGTCGGTGCTCATCTTCGCCCAGGGGGCCTGCACCTCCAGCAGGCGGGCCTTGGGGGGGAGGGAGACACCGAGTGCGGAGACGCGGGAGCGGCCCTCATAGTAGGCGTCGTAGCCGCCGCGGGGGCGGAGCCCGCCGGACTCGAAAGCCCGGATCATTTTCTCGAAGCTCACAGGTACGACCTCCACTGCCCGACCGGCTTATTGCGTTCGGCCCACTCTTTAGACGATAAGACTGCCCTATAAAGCATTCTAGCACCGATCATGCAAACCGCTAGATCAATCTTCTTCGGCGACTTCGGAGATTCCTTCTTCACCGAGAAACGACCCTTGTACTCATTCACCCGACAGTTAGACACATGCTCGCCAAGGTCTGCAGACCCGTCATGGGTGAACGCCTTCTGCTGGATCTCGTCGTACGCCGTCTCCGCCGCCTCAGCGAACTGGTAGGCGTGAGACCTCATGTCCCAGGCAACCAGGGATGCGGACATGCCCTGACCCCGCACCGCTGGCAGGATCAGCCGGTCACCGTACTCGTCCGGCCACGTCGTGCGGGTGAAAGATTCCCACTCGCGGACGTCAGCCCAGAACGCCACCACGTTGTATTCGTCGAATACGCGGCGGATCGCAGAATCCACCTTGTGGACATTGATGGTGCCGGACGACTTGTCTGGCCCCCAGTGTCCGAGCGTGAAGATGTGCCCATCCGACATGCAGCAGCCGACAAGGGCCGTGTGGTCGTTGGAGCGGGAGCCGTCGAAAAACATGACGATCTCCTCGCCAGGCTCATCACCATCGTTCTTCCGCACGACACGGTCCGCGTCCCTGAGGAGGGTCCACTCTTCCAGGGGCACCCATGCGTTGTCGGCGGCCGAGGGCCGATTGAGGAAGAACCTGTAGGAGCGGGACTCCGTGTACCTGGGGGACCAGATGAGCGCCTTCGTCGCCTCCAGATCAACCCACGGACACCCCTCGTAGACGAACTCAAGGGCCTGCTGGAGAGGTATCTGATGCTCTGGGGGGTCATCCACTAGGGCCGCGTTCGGAGGCGCTATACGGGCATCGTAGAGAATCTTCTTCGTGTTCCGCGATCGGCCCTCTTCCTGGAGGACCCAGTCCTCGAACGTCGATTCAGCGGCACTGGATTCGCCGGGCACCCAGGCGTTACAGGTGTGCAGTGTCCGGGCTCCGGTCTTGGCGGCGTTCTGCTCGATCGTGTTCATCAGCTCCGGGCCACCGTTAGACGGGACCCAGTGCTCCAGCTCGTCACAGACCGTGAACGAGGTCTCCCCACCCTCGATACTGCGCGACGAGGACGCCTTCTGCTCAAGCTGATCACCAGACGCAGAATCCAGGAATGTCTTGCCGACCGTGAGCCCGTACCGCTTGGATAGCTGGGAGCCTTTGGCTGCGAAGGCGCGCACCATGCGCATCGTGTTCTTCGTCTGCTGCTCGGACGTCGCCACGACCTGGATCCAGGCCATCGGCATCGTCTTGCCCTCCACGCCGAACGGGGACGCGTCATCCCACCGGTCGAACCGGCAAGGCCCCAGCAGCTCAAACATAGACAAAGCGGCGGCGAACGGGCTGTTGTGGGTCGGCTTGAGGGTTGCGCCTACGAGGTAGGTGCCGTCGCCGTCCACACTGATACAGCGCCCTAGCTGGTCGGGGGCGCGGGTGATGCTGCGGATCGTGATCGGCTTCCGCTTCTGCTCCTTGACGCGCTCGGCCTTGCGAGGGAGGGTGAAGAGCCGTTGGTGCTTGTAGGGCTTGAAGGCAAGCCGGTACCGCTTGCCTGCGACGCGCCCGTAGAGCTTCGCATCCGACTCCTTCACATTCACGCGAACACCGAGCGTACGAAGCAGCTGGGCGAACTGGTAGGCCATCTCCTTGCGGACGGTGCACCACTCAGCTGACCCGTTCTTGGCCACGTACCCATTCGAGTCCAGGAGTCCCTGCGCGAGGGCAAGCCGCTGCTCCGCGGACGAGTACAGGTACTCCTCCGGGATGTGCTTACGGCCCAGGACGCGGGCTGAACCCAGGTCGGCCGACCCGCCGTAGAGCCTCCCATGGCGCCGCTCGCGGCCGAACCAGACGTAGAGAGTGCGACCATGAGCCACTGTCACGCTAGTGAGGTAGCCAGCCGCCTGGAGAGCCGCGGACACGTGCTCCTCATCCTCGTCCCAGCAAGCGATGTTACTACAACGGGACGATCCATCACCGAGCCAGCAGCCCAGCACGTACGGGTCCATCGGGAGATCGCGCTCCGGCATCTCCAAGACAGGCTGAGGGGGCAGTGCATACTTGGTGACGTCTGGGCGAGTGCACTTCGAGGACGGCGAGAGAGGCCGCTTGAACATGAGGCCACTATCCAGCATGTCCACGACACTCTTAGTGACGCGCCGCCGCTTCGACTTGCCCACAAACTCGTCAACGACGAACAAGTGCCCGCCAGAGAAGGTTTCAGTGACGCCGTCGGAGAAATGGACATCCCACAGGTCGTAGTCGTCTCGCTCCTCGTGAAGCTTGATGACCGTGGTGGGCTTGCCGGACGCAGAATAGATCCGGTCGCCGACCTTCAGCCGTCCGTGAGTGCTCCACCCATTCACCGTCAGCACGGGAGTGCCGTGGGTTACAGCTTTCCCCGATCCCTTGCTCAGGCGCCTCACGGCCCAGTTGTAGACCCATGACCCGTCCGGGTTCAGGGCGTACAGGTGCATCAGGAACTCGATCTGCTGCGGTGTAGGCGTGAAAGCCTCCCCGGCCCTAGCCCCGTTGGGCTGCTTCAGGTTGTCGATCATCCAGGCAGCAGCAGCCAGCCCAAGGGTCTTCTCTGGGAGTTCCCTGGGCATAGTGATCAGCCGCTCACGCGGCGGCGCATCCCATAGAGGGTCGATAGCAACGTGCTCCATTACTGCTACCGTCCCCTCGTTAGCTGGTCTTGGCGCGCTTCGCCAAGAAGTCCTCCATCGCCACGATCCCCGCAGACTTCTCAGGCTCCGCGGCCGTGTCACGCTCGATCTCGATAGCGGCACGACGCCGGTCGCCCTCAGTGAGGAGGAGCGTCGAAAGCATCTGGTTCAGGGCGCCGCGCATCATGGCGGAGCGGCTCTTGCTGTACTTGTAGGCGCTGATCTCGTCGCAGGCGTCGTAGAGGAGGATCCAGTCCGACGGCTCGTAGTAGATCGTGTACTTGGAGTCCTTGACGGACTGGTAGAGGCCCCGCGCGATCGGGTGCCATTCAGGGTCGGCCGCCGGGGGCTTGATAATGCCGTCTTTGACGACGACGCGCTTCACTCCGGCATGCGCCTTCCTGGCTTTGGTGATGCGGTGGCCCTGGTCGGAACGTTTGGGGATTGGCCCGCGGGTGCCCATAGGTACTCCTCCTCATTGGAACGATTTCTCACAGTATACCCGGATGCTTGCCGGGTGGCCTGTGCTGTCTGCGCTGCTTTGCCCACCCGTTAGCTCGGCGGGCGGCGTGCGCCTGCCCCGCCGTCCGCTGCATATGGTGCAGCTGACACAAGAGGCGCAGATTCCAGAGCTCATGCGGCCCCTGCGGGTCGATATGGTCTACATGGTTGCCGGGGGCACCACAGAACGTGCAGCAGCCGGCGTCGCGGCGGATGACGGCCTCCCTGATCTTCTTCCAGTCCCGGGGGAGCTCGTCGCGTCGTCTTGACTGTCTGCTCCACATGTGTCTATAGTTCCTTCCAAGAGCGATGCTCCGGGGCCGCAACCAATTCTTCCTCTCGTTGGTTGCGGCCCCGTTCTATGCCCATCGCGACGATGGCGGCGCGGTTCAGTCCTCGAAGGCCATACTATCGCGCATCCGCTTGAGACGGCCCCCACCAGTGGGCCCCTGCCGATTCTTCGCAACCTTAATGTCAAGGACCTCCTTGTTGGGCTGCCCATCAGAGCCTTCAGGGCAAGACAGAAGCATGATGACGTTCGCATCCTGCTCCAGAGCCCCCGACTCGCGCAGATGCGCCATGGACGGGCCAGAACCCTCCGCGGCCATCCTATTCAGCTGAGACAAGGCCAGGACCGGGCACTCCAGATCCCCAGCCATGATCTTCAACTGCCGGCTGAAATCAGCCACAATCTCGTGTCGAGGACGCCGATCCCCACGAGGAGAAGACATGAGCTGCAGGTAGTCCACGACAATCATCCCCAGGTCGCCATACTGGTGCTTGACAGCGCGGGCGTGAGCACGAACATCGTCGATCGTCACACCGGAACGATCATCCACACTGATCGGGAGCTCCGCGATCTCGGTAGCAGCCCTCACGGCGTCGTCACGCTGCGCCTGAGTGAGGCCACCGGCGATGACATGCCGGTACGGGGCCCGCAAGCGCACAGACACAAGCCTCGACATGACCTCCTGGCAGCTCATCTCCAGCGAGGAGATAGCAACCGGCCTCTCCACAGCCACACCAAGAGCGGCCTGGAGGGCGATAGCGGACTTGAAACCACCGGGGCGGGCACCAGCCACATAAAGGCCACCGGGACGCCACCCATCGATCAGACGGTTGATCTGCTCCCACGGGGTAGCGAAGAAGCCATCCTCACCGTCCAGCCAAGACGTGAACGCCCCAAGAAGCGCATCCCCCTGGGTGCCGGCACGACGGTAGACCTCCCCAATGTTGCTCCAGAGGGAACGAACCTCGTGGAGGATGTTCTCCGGGGGCTCGTTCGCGCCGAGGAGCTGGCCTACGCGGGCGTGGGTCGCCTCCATCATCCGCTTTGTGTAGGAATCCTCCAAAGCCTGGACGTAGGTGTCAACAACCACGTCGGCGGCGGCGGGAGCCCAATGGATCAGATCGAGCACGTAGTCCTCGTCGATCGTCGCCCTATCCTCTGGGGCCAGCCTGTCCAGGTTCGCGGCCAGGACAGTAGCGTCCAGTCGGCCTAGCTCCTTCTCGAGAACGTTGCACAGGCTCCACAGGGCGATGTGCCTGAGGTCGGCGAACATGCCGACGTTCACGCGCTCCTTGAGGACGTCATCAATGGAATCCAGGTTGAGGAGACGCATGCCCAGGAGGGCCTTCTCCACATTGTCCACTGTTGTCACTTGTCTGCTCCCGTCAGGTCGTCGAAGAACTCTCCCGTGGCCCAGCCCTCAATGAGTGCTTGCTGTCCGGCTACGGTCACCTGTGGAGTGACGCGCTCCATGTCGCCGGAGGCTGTGGAAACGAAGTGGATGCGGGCCCGAATGTAGCCTTTGTCGATTGCCCACTGTGTTGGGTGGTTCCACATGCGGCCTAGGCGCTTGCAGAGCCAGCCGTGCTTACGGAGCCACCGGAACAGGGTGCCGGACCCGATGGGGGCGCCTGCCTGGGCGATGAGGGCGGCGACGTCCTTCACGAGAAGGTCAGTGTCGTGCCGGCTGGCTGCGCGCCCGAACAGCGTGTACGGGGCATCCTGGGCGGCCTGTGCTTCCAGGGCCGCCTTAGCCTCCCTCTCCTCCTTCAGGGCGGTGGCTAGCTGGATGATGAAGTCAGGGTCGGTCAGGGCCTTCTCCGCGGCCTCTGGGGTGAGATATCCGCCACGCTTGCGGAGGCTGGGTAGGACCTCGCGCGTCACCCACCGCTTGAAGGCCTGCGCTTCAGGCTTTCGGGACATGAAGATGACCTCGTACAGGCCGGGCTCCGACGTGATGGCGGTCTTGCGCACCTGCCCTCTCGCATTCTGAGACTCAGTAATACTGAGGGTCACCGGATCGAGCCTGCGAGCAACCTCGGACGAGTTGCTCAGCCCGAGGACCTTACAGAGATCGGAGAGGATGAACCAGGGATCGCCGTCCGGACCGGTGACGGTTCGGATCTGGTGATCGTTGTAGGTGAATGGGGTGATGTTGGTGGCTTCCATTGGGGTTATTCCTCTCATTTGTGGGGTGGCGACACTACCGACGTCATCCCGATCCGGACGTGACACTGCATCTCGAGGGCACTGGAACAGCTCCAGGCCGCTCGTGTTATCATTCATGCTGATTCCTTTCAGTCGGGTATCGCCCCGTCCTCCGCTTGCTGGTGGGCGGGGCATTCTCATTGTCAGGTCAAAAACCGGTCCGCGTCATAGGTAGACATGCCATCCGCAGGGTCAGCCTCCAGCCCGGCGGGCCCCATATCGGCCCTCATAGACGCCCCCAGCTCAGCAAACAGAGAGCCGCCAGCATCGAGGGCGGCGTCCTCGGTGACAGCGTCAGTCTCGGCGGGCCCTGTGGGCGGCCCCTCCCCCGGGACAGGCTTCCCCAAGCTACGGAACACAGCCCGCACCTCCTCAGGCGCATACTTGTCGCACTCAAGGCCGAAAATATCGATCAGAACCGGGTACTGCACGACCGCAGCATCAGGCACCGGCACAAAAGCCCGCATGCGCTTCTTCGCCACCCTGATAGCATCCTCATCCCCCTCAGCGGCAGCCTTCCAGGACGGATACACCTCCTGCTCCGACAGTGGCGTGTGCTGCCCCTCGTGGATGATCGGCTTACCGACCTCAGGCTGCGCGGGTGCTGGCGGGACAGTCTCCCAGAAGCCATCGGACAGGAAATTCACCGGCGACTTCGTAAACTTCGCCCGCGCAACCAGATCCTTCTCCCGCATGCGCACCTCAACATAGTCGCGGGTCTTCTCAAGCAGCTTCTCAGCCTTAGCCCGCATCGCGCGGGGGTCACGGTCCTGGACCACGCGGAGCCAAGCCTTCTCCACAGCAGCCCCCTCAGCGGGCTTCACACGCCCATAGACGTCCTTGAACTCCACGAACAGAGGATTACTCACAGACCCCTCCTTGGGTGCCTTACGGGGCTGCTGCGGGGGCTCAGGAGGGGCCTCTGGGGCCTCCATTGCGGGCAAGGAAGGGGCGACAGACGAAGCCCCCCGCTCGGAATCATCAGGAGAATCATCAAGATCACCCTCCGCAGGAGAGGCCTCCGCAGAATCCGCGGCAGGACGCGAACCGGGCATGCCAGCGAAGCGCTCTCGCAGCTCAGGAGGATCAAGCGCCAGCCAGTACGTGTTAGCCGTCCGCTCGCGCCCCTTCCCAGGGTGCTCCCGATAATTCTCCTCAACACAGACAGCCCCGATCTCCTTCAGCTCACGCAAAGCCCGGCCAATCGTCGCCACACTCAAGCCCGTACGAGCCGAGATCGCCCGGCGTGTCGGGAAGCAGCTACCCGACACGCCAGTAACAAAAGAGTTCAAGCCCGCATACAGCACTCGGGCGGCAGAGCTGATATCGGCCGTCAGCACCCATAGTGGGATGCAGGCGTAGGGGGTACCGACCAACGTCCGCTCGCTCGACCGGCGTCGGGGCTTCCTTTCTGCTATAGTAGGCACCACGGTTTCCTTTCTGGGCTCTCGAGCCCGGTCGCCCGCCCCGGTCTTGCTTGCTGGGGCGGGCACTTTCGTATCTGCTGCTGCCCGGTCGGCTCAAGGAAGCGCCCCGGACAGCCCCAAGCATACCACGCTCCAGGTGAAGCCTGCACCCACCCAAACCGCCCGCCCCGCAACGGGGGGGTAGTATCAGGGGGATCAACACCAGGGGGTGGGTACGCACACGATCGGGGGGGTGGGTACGCACACGATCGGGGGGGTGGTACACGAGATGATCGAGCGTAATAAGAGCCAAGGGGAATAAGAGACAAGAAGAATAAGAACTCTCTCCCCTCCCTCTCTCAAGACGCACACCACCGTCCACGACACGCAAGCCTCAGAGAGAGAAAAACTTCAAACCTTCAACCAACACTCCAACACTCAACCAACCACCCACCCCTCTCGTCTCTCTCAACCTCCTAGCTCTCTAGGTGGACACGCGGAGGCAACCCGACAAGAACGGCACAGCGAGCGTCCACACTCCAGGCCGTCTCAATAGCAAGGACGAAGGAAGGCCGACCCTCAAGCAGGCTCTCTGCCTGTCTGGTCGTCCATGGATCTCTCTCCTCCCAAGCCTCACCCAAGGTGGCTCTGTGCGTGACGGTCGGCCTTGGGTGTCACGCTTCCTTCTCTGTCCTTGCTAAGAGAGCTCCATTGGCTTGCTGGTGGTCGTTCTTGGCCTGTTGGTGCTGCTTGGGAGGAGGTTCGTCGGGGCCACTTCGTGACCCCTCCTCACCTCCTAGGTC